GCTGTCGCTAAAGCGTGATGTCTTCATGTAAAACTTCCTCAAAATCTCATTTAAGAAAATTCTACTTTTAACTTTGTCTTTTTGCTGGGGGGATTACCGAGCGACGCCAGCAACCGCGCCAGGCTGAAAGGCTCCACATAGTTGGTGTTGGCGCTGACCGCAACGCCGAGCGTGCGCGTCTTGCAAGCGATATACGCGGCTTGGGTGAAATTTTCGAGACCGTTTTTGGCGCCGCTTTTTACTGCAGATGAATCGAGTTCATCATCCAGTACCAGCAGCGTGAAACCACTGTTTTCTATATCGCGGGCGTAGCTGGCAATCTGATCGATAGCAAACGGATTTCTTCGGGGGCTTCCTGATGTTGTTCCAATGGTGTGCGGAGCGTGCAGGAGAAGCCCGAAGTTGAATGGCTTCTGTGAGGCGGACATTGCATAGACTTTTAGTTGAAGCAGTCACGCCAGAATAACGATGAAGCAGTTTTATGAAAATAAGATTTTCGGATATTCATATTTGGAACATGGTGCATTGCATTTCGTCGTTGGCCGCATTGGCCCGGATGAGGTGGTTTCATCCGGCCCGGTTTCCGGCTCAACGAAATTTCGCCCGCACCGGAAGACCCAGCGACTTGACCATCGAAACGATCGTCTTGCCAGCTTCAGACCGCAGAAGCCAGTTATCGATGATGCGCGTGTGCACTGGAGCTGAACGCGAGCATTACTGCAATGATGATGAATTTGCGCATGATGTTTTCCCCGGCTGTTGAACAGTTGATGAAATGAAGTTTGAAGGGCCGGGGTTTCAGGTTGATTGCAGACGAGATGGCATTTGTTACAGCTGAAATAAATGGCGGACTGCCGTTTGGTTCACGCCGATTTTCGTTTCCTCATCCACAAGGCGTTGAATTTGCCACTGGACAGGGCGGTTCCAAGCAGTGTAATTGCGCATCCGGCCAACATTGCGGGCGTGATTTTTTCGTTGAGAAAAATGGCGCCCCAGATTATTCCAAAAATCGCGGCAAGCAAAAGCAGTTCGACAAAATTCAACGATGAGTATCCATATCCGTTAGTTGGCGAGCACAGGCGCCATGCCGTTGAATATAAAGCTTACTCATACTTTGCACACTCTGGTTTTTGCGTTTAAATTCAATGGGATGATTTGATAGCGGTGAGTTGGATTGGCATAACGCGTATTCCGATAGCGTATGATTTTTCGAGTTTGGCGGGCTTGAAAGAGGTATTGGCGCGGATCGGCAGAGATGTTGTCGAATGGACATTTTTGAGTATTTGCAATGATTGATAAGTTCGTATAATTTACACTCTTCCAACTCTGACAAATTAGTTACTGCGCCACTCGCTGAACCCGTACCCAGCAAGCGTTTGCCATACGCAGTAACGTTTTAAAAGATGGCGATAATTTGTGTACTACCGCCATGATTTTTTCACTTCGGTTTTTTCGCCTCGCCACCTCATCAGCCAAAATATTGAAGACTTCAGCGGCGTCTACACCCGCTTCAAGAGCCATCAAACGAGCCGTGCAAAAGTCAGGAATTGATTTACCTGTCACGTGATCCTGTAACGTGGTTTGAGCCAATCCCCATTGCTTCGCCATGCTATTGACGCTTCTGCCGTTCAAGGCTTTCTCTATTAATTCTGCATAAGTCATAGATATTTCCAATTTTCAAATATACGGATTTCCGTTAGTATTGACCCGAATTAACGGATATCCGTTAATCGGAAATCCGTTTGTATTGAGACGATATCACAAAGTATTAATTCTGCTACTGACGGGCGTATTGCTTGGCAGGGTCAAAACGGTGGAGGGGAGGGGCATGAATAATCGATGGTTAGGAATGTTTAACCGTATCCGGTGCAAGGATGTTGTCGTAACCCTTGCGTGGCGGCTTATCTTCAAGCTCGTCAGTGAACCCCAACTCTTCAATGTCGCAGCACGTCTCTCCGTAGAGTTCTGCGCCCGTAATCCCAATCGCCCTGTAAATCTGACCTTGCTCATTACGGATACCGATTCGCATATCTTCTTTCTCGACCTGGCGCATCGTCGTACTTTCACACTTGATCAACTGCATAAGTTCAGCGTCGAATTCCGCGATGGTCTTGCCGTCGATCAGACATGTTTTTATCGATTGTTTCATTCTTCTTCCAGTAGTTTGGGTGAACAACGGCGATATAAGTACGTCGCTAAATATACAAGAAAATATTTCGCTCAGTGAAATTTAGAAACAGTGTATCGCTGCGCAATTCAGCAGTTTTAAAGCGTACCGGCGCGTTCCGGAAAATTCAGTCTAGGGGCTCGAAAATGGCAAAATCTATCATTGAAATTCTTCATGTTGTTCCACTCTCCGGCGTTGGTAAGAAGTCCGGTAACGCATACGACATGCGCTTTGCGCAATGCATCGTTCATCAGCCGAATAAAGATACAGGTGTGATTGAGCCGCTCGTCGCCGAAATGCTCTTGCCTAAGCAGTACAACGACATTCCACGCGGCATGTATGAAGTTGACTTTCGTCTGTCGGTCAGTCAGCAAAAGCGTCTTGAGTCTGTCGTCGATAGCATCACGCCGTACACGCCGAAAGCCGCACCTAAAAACGCTGCTCAGGCACCCGCCTAAGCATGAAAAATCCCGCTGACAAATTCACTATCGACGCGTTTGAAACGCCGCGTCGGGGCCGTCCTCCTAAGCTCAATGCAAAGAGTAACGCGCAACGTCAGCGGGAATTTCGTGCACGTCAGAAACTCGATGTCTTGCAGGTTGAAAAAGTAAAGCCAACTGTTTTTGAGACATGGTGGGCCGAATATGAAAGAAAACGCCTGCAAGGTATTCCGTAACGCGTAACGAAAATTCCAATGCCTAAATACATCCTCTATTGCACGCAAGAGACTGCGCCGACCGTTTCGACTTCCGGCTCCTTGTCGTGCGATGGCGGCGTGTCTGCGATTCAAGTCGGCACGTTTGACGCAATGGCATCAGCGCCCGAACTGGAGACCGTTGCGCAGGTATGGGCGGCGGCGTTTCGATGGTGCTGATTTGTTATGTCATTGCGCGATGCATTGGTGTCGTACTTCAAATGATCCGGGAGGCGTAAATGTGTTGTCGTAATCCTGTCGGCTTTCTGGCCGTCGTTGTTGCCGGTTTGTGGGTGATCGCTTTCGTTATGATCTTCCGCGCTTTCATGTAAAGAATTGCTCATGTTGGGCAAACGTTGCCGGACGTTTCCGGTGTCATAAGGGGTCTGTTATGAAGCTGTTGAAAATACAAAAGCAGTTCTGATGGCTGGTGTTGGTGTGGTCGCCGGCGTGGTTGGTGATTCGGCGCATGCTGCTGGTACATCGGTCGATTTGACGGCAATTACCGGTGCCGTCTCCGCTTCCGATATCACCACCGGCGTGCTGGCCATCGGTGCGGTGATGGCGGTGGTCTACATGACCATCAAGGCCGCGAAGATCGTTATTACGGTGCTCAAGGGCGCGTAAATCTTCGCGTCAGCAAGTGGGGGCGATGTAGCGCTGCATCGTCCTTTTTTTACGTCTGTTGTTCGTCGGGGGCTGCAATGGATTACTCGAATCTCTGGTATCTGTTCGTTTTTGGGTGGGGCATCGTCTGCGCTTGGGCGGTCGTTGTTGGTTTGGAGGGAAAGTAATCATGCGCCATTTCCTGGCATTTTTGTTTTCGTTTTTCCTCATGGTCGATCAGTGTTTTGCATTCCAAGCGCCGGTATCGAATATGCAGAATTCGGTGTCTGGCGTCATCCAGAGCAAACTTGCCGCCCGAGGCATTAACACCAGTGATCCGCGTTTTTCGCAAACCATCGTGGGCGGTACATCGGCTGTGCTTGGTGCGGCGGTAGCTGGTGGCGCGTCGGCAGGGACATTGGCCGGTGCGACGTGGGCAACTGTTGCGGTCGGTGCTGTGATGGGCGGTGCAATTGCTCTTACTGGTGTCGCTATTGCTCTCGCGGTAGGGGGCGCGTATAGCTGGCTTTCAAAACGATGGAACCATTCAAATGGGGGCTAATCCTGCCTCTATCAACACTCCTGCAGGAATGCCGCCACCGACAGTGCTCTATTGCTATAGCTACACTTGTGCCGCATCTCCCGCGGTCGCTTGTATTGGTCAGGGGAGCCTACCTAACCGCGAAATCAATGGGATTATATTTTCTCAAAGTTACGAATGGACTGGCACCGGTTGTGGATATCGTAGAACTGCGCTAAATGCAGTGGGATCGTATGTCACTGAGGGGACATTGCCCGGTGTAATTCGGCAACAATGTAACTTTTTGCCCGGGCACTGGAGTTTGGCTCAAATGGCCTCAACGCATCCGGTGGTAAATGTCCAGCATCTAATTTAGTGGAACCGGCTCCACCCCCTGTAAAGTCTCCCGGCGATGCCGTTGCAGATGTACCTGAATTAGAACGTATCAAGCCGCTCAATCCGCTTATCGTTGCGGATATCGCCGATGCGATGTGGCGGCAGGCTGCTGCGGCACCGGGCTATGCTGGCATTCCTTACGATGCGGCTAATCCGATTACAGCAGCCGATGCGACGGCTATCAAAACGCAAATCCTAGTACGTGGCCGACCGTCGGTGATTTCATTTCTCCACAAACTGCGCCGTCAGGTTCGCCCTCCGGTTCGCCGTTTGTGTTGCCCACTAGCCCGACGCCTGTCGCAGAACAAGACCCGACGACGACACCAAAGACTGGCACCAATCCATCAACGGAGCCGTTGCAAAATCTGGGGCCAGACCCTGGCATCGGTGCACCCGCGTTAGAGCCAATCCCGACCGCGCAACAGATTTTGTCACCGCTGTTGAATCTCTTCCCGTCGCTCAAAAATTTTGTAGTGCCTAACCATAATGCGACTTGCCCGAAGTGGTCGGTACATTTGTTTGATCGCGATGTGCCGCTTCAGGATCATTGCCCAATGCTGGAACAAGTCCGGCCAACGGCTTACGCAACGATGGCTGCTGTCTGGATTCTGATTGCTCTATTCATTGTTTTAGCCGCTTAGAAGAGGTTCGACATGTTCGGTATCGTCCTGTCTGCTCTAAATGCCGTCTTGGCGTTTCTGGTGCGTTCCATCCTTGTTAAATTTGTCGTCTACTTCGCCTTATTCTTCGTCACGACAGAGTTTATTGCCGTGATCAGCGATATTTTGCCGACCGGTTCCGATTTGTCGAGCGCATTGGGCGGCGTGCCAGCCGATGTCTGGTATTTCGTCGATCTGTTCAATGTCAGCGCCGGCATTCCGATCTTGCTGTCGGCATGGGTGACGCGATTTATCATCCGTCGCATCCCGGTGATTGGCTGATCGTGGGCATTAACGTCTATACCGGCCTGATGGGTTCAGGCAAGAGTTATGAGGTCGTAGCCGAAGTAATTGTCCCTGCGATCGCTAAGGGTCGACGCGTCGTGACGAATGTTGACGGCATCGATGGTGAGAGAGTGGCCGAGTTCATCCGCGCCACTTATTCGCCAGTGCCGGAGTTGCTCGGCGAGGTCGTGCATGTCACTAATGGCGATATCGCGAAGCCTGATTTCTTTCCACATTACGACGATAAGAAAAGCGCGCACATTGATACCATCGTGCAGCCGGGCGATCTGGTATGTGTTGATGAAGCGTGGCGCTTTTGGCCTGCGTCTGGCGTGAAAATCCTGCCTCAGCATCAGAGTTTCTTTCTCGAACACCGGCATTTCACCAATCCACAAACTGATGTTGCTTGCGATCTGGTTCTGATGATTCAGAACATGAGTACGCTGAATCGTTTCGTTAAAAACGTCGTTGCCTTCAGCGCTCGAACACACAAGAAAATTTCGCTCGGTCTGACAAACACATACAGCGTGACGATGTATGAAGGCAGCAAGCAGACCAAAGCCAACAAGATGAGCACGCAGATACGGAAGTATCGCAAAGAGGTATTTCCGCTGTACTCGTCATTCAAGGGTGGTGCTGAGGGAAAAATCGTCAACGTCGATAAGCGGCAAAACATGTTGGCGAATAAATCGCTGTGGTTCCTGATCGGCGGCATTCTGGTCATCGGTGTAGGCGCTGCCGTGTTGGTCTATCGGTTTTTCATCCTCGGTCGAGCGAAGCAGCGCCAGTCGTCAACCAAACAGGGAAGGGCGGGGCGGTCACGTCTGGCAATGCCGCGCCGAAAGTAGTTACTGGCTTCTCAGATACATGGCGCATCGTCGGCAATGTGCAGGTGGGAGGCAACACTTACATATTGGTGGCCGATGCGGCAGGGCGTTTACGTTACGAATCGCCGTCTATGTTTGTGCAGGCAGGCCCACAAGCCATTGGCAACATCGATGGCGCAAAAGTCACGTATTACTCTGGCCCGGTCGTGGTCACTACAGGGAATAACAAAAATGAAAAAGCTCATTGCCATCGTTTTGTGCTGCTGGTCTTGTTCGACGTGGGCAACTGATCCGGCCGCGTTTTCTCTATCGCATATCAAGATCGCCGAGGCGGTCGAACTCATGTATGCGCAAGTATTGAAAACGCCCTTTGTGATTCAGTCTGATGTATTGAGCGACGAACGTATCGTGTCATTTCGCTTCAATACTGGCACCGATGCACGGCAGGAAATAGGGCGCTTCCTTACGACTATAGGGCTTGCTGTCAAAGTGGTGAACGGTGTTGATGTGATCGGCATGCAAAAGGACGTCAAGCCAGACAAGAGCATATTTGTTTATCGCCCGAAATACCGTGATGTGTCGTATTTGGTTGAGCTAACGCGAGGTCTGTTTGTCGATGGTGAATTCACGACGACAAGAGCGATTCACGGCGCACCGCAACCGGTTGCTACCGATCCATCGAACGGCCAGCAGCCGCGACAACCGGCCATGGCAAATAGCGCTGCCGCACTGGTCGATAACACTGCCGATGCGGTCGTATTCAATGGCACGCCTGCGGATATCAAGCGGTTGGAATCCGTGCTCAGTCAGTTGGATGTCAAACTCGGTGAGGTCATGGTGCGCGGCCAAGTGTTTGAAGTCTCAACCGGTGCGCAACAAGGGTCTGCCTTTTCTTTGGCGCTGTCCCTGTTGGGTGGAACAGTGACGGCGGGACTATCAAAGCCCGCAACGCTTGACGGTTTTATCCGAATCAAACGCACGTCCGTCGATGCCGTGTTTGCGGCCTTGTCCGATGACAGCCGGTTTAAAACCATCTCGGCGCCATCGCTACGGGTGCGTTCTGGCGCCACGGGTCGATTCTCAGTGGGTCAAGAGGTGCCGGTGCTTGGCTCGGTCAGCTATCCTGGCAACGGCAATGCGCCTGTGCAATCGGTCGAATATCGTAGTTCCGGCGTCATCTTTGATCTGTCGCCAATTGTGCGTGATGCGGTGGTCGATCTGACGGTACAGCAGCAGCTTTCTAACTTCGTTGTTACGCAAACTGGCGTCAACAATTCGCCCACGCTGACTAAACGCGAGGTGCGTACGTCACTGTCGGTCGGTGATGGCGATGTCGTGATCATTGGCGGCTTGGCCGAAGATCGGGAAAGCGCCGGCAGTCTCGGGTTTTCGTTCCTTCCGGACTGGATGAGGTCGGATACCAGTCAGAAAAGCAAAAGCGAAATTCTGCTAGTCCTGCAAATTACCAAAATATGACCGGCTCCATCACTGCCGAACCCAAGCTCAGATGCATTTGCAGCGGCTAATTAAACGCCCGGTCCTATACCGTTATGTTTTGATTACTTTTGAAGATGTTATGCAAAATATAGCCGTCGTAATCCATGATGCGCGCCACCAGTTGACGCATGGTCTTGCAGAAAAACTGACGACCATCAGGACGTGTCCAGATGAATGCAGCACCGTTTTTAAGAAGCCTTCGCACGTACAGTTTCAATCGCAGCTGCGTCCACGGTGCGGCGAAGTTAGCGGGTGCCAATGCCTTACGAATACGCTTGAACGCGCCGAGATAAGGCTGAAACGGAAAATGGTGCAGTGGCAGTTCTGGTTGATTGGACATGGTGTGCGCCTTATGCAGTGTTTTTATGCTGACCGGGTTCCAAGATTCGGAGCCCTCCGTAAGACCGGCGGTTTTGGTCGTATCTGTGCTACCGCCTGCCGCCGTTTTCCTGAGTTCTTCGCCCGATGATCGAATAGGCGGCGCACTAGGCTTTTGCTGCAAGGGGGAAGGTTTGTAAAAAGTGTTTATGGCCGCAGGCACATGCTTTTTTATGAATACCCCCTTGCAGCAAAAGGCGCGCCGCCTATCGTTCATCGATAAGGCGGGGAACTCTGGAAAACGGTCGGGGGAGGCCGGAGAGACGGCCTCAATGGCTTAATGAGTGCATCGCACTCACTGATTAGGTTGTTCTGGTT